TGTTCTTCGGACATTCTGTCCTCCTATATGTTTACTTTAACGTGTGTCTTGCTCATACGTGATAGGTTCTTGCCAATAATATTGGCGAAGTCTTTGACGATGCCTTCCTCTACTTCATCGCCTAATTCATGATGTTTTTTCTTTCCTGGTTCTGCAATGGAACGTGGAGGCATTCCATCTTCACCTTCATTGTGATTAAATAGCTTTGTTCCTTGCTTATTTTTTTTAATACCATATAAAAATTGTATTTCTTGATTCTTTTTTACTAAAGTGCGTTGCACTCGAAATGCTTTTAACATTTTGCCAGTATCTTTTAACGTAACAGGTTGCGTTTTTCCACCTTTCTTACGCTTTGCATAACTATCGGAATAGTCTTTGAATGGACTATTATCAAATCCTTTACCACTAGCAATCTGACTTTTATGGTTGTCAACAGCATTCTTTGCCATTTCTTTGACATCTGAATTACGAAACTTTAATATGTCTGGTAGATTAAACATCAATAGGATTCCAGTAGTGTCTGCAACGGACTCCTCCGCCATGTTCAAAGCCATCTGACTTGACTGCGCGTATTTCTTCACGTGTTAATGGATCATTAGCTAAAAATGTTCTGCATACAGGACGATTCTTCTCATCGTCTGGTCCTACATACTCATATAATGTATCTTCTGGTAGGTCCATCGCCATTACCGATACTACGGATCTTCTATAATCACCAAGCATAGTACCAATTACGTTTTCTACACGTGGCACATTGGTTTTAATCGATGCTCGTATTGAATCTTTCAATATATCGCCTCGTAATCCACTAGAAAGACCTGAAGCCATTGCATTTTGCATTGTATTTGCTACGGAACGTGTCACGCCTTCAATTCCTTGTCTTTGTAAATTCTGGAGAGCCAGGAGTTGTACTTCGGACGTAACCCCAAACATCGGCAAATCACTAAGAATAGTTTCCGTTGTAGCCATGAAGGTGTTGATTGAGGTAGAGAAGCGTAAATCTTCAATAAAGTAGGACGTAAAGTCAATCGCAGCGATAATACCCAAGATTTCTGCTGTTGATAAACCACCTTCTTCCAATTCTTCAATATCAGATTGAAATCCATCCAGTGCGCTTTCAATATTGCTTTCATAACTATTAATCGCTTGGTCTATCGTTGCCATTAGATGCTAAAATGTTTAATAAACGATTTTGTGTTGGTTCTGGTTTATCTGCTTCCACTTGCTGTTCTTCAAAACGAGCTAAGTCCTCTGGTGAGGCATCTGGGTTATGATATTGAAACCAGTCCATAGGTGTTGCTAAATTACGTGAGAAGCGCCAATCCCACAGCATAATTTCTGCTTCAGGTGTTAATGCGTAGTTTGGTTCGAGGAAGTCAACGCTATATTCTGTTCCTACGTTGCGATTTGCCTCTACCTGAATAATGCGACTATCTACTTCAAATCTTTTATGCTCCCAAGGTCTCCATGTATCTTCTGTCATTGCAGAACGCTCGTCCATGTTTTCCATCTCTACAATGCTAAGACTTGCAGCACTTGGTGCGTTTCCTGAGTCATCACGTGCGTATTTTGCACGGATATGATTGTTATTTAGTGTAGTCTCCACTAAGAATCGTGTGGAATCAATAATCTGATTGAGATTACCACCACTGGAAGTCACACCAAAATTTGCCTGCTCTGGTAAATATAAAATCTTATCTGTTCCAATACTAATACGTGATGGATCATCCACACCACTAATGTATTTAATACCTAAGCAACCATATCTGATTGCTAGGTTTAATTCTAATAATGCAACATTCACCGCAAGATCCGTTTGTGCTACGTCCATTGCGTTGCCTATATGGTAATCACGCATTGGCGGATACCTGTGGCAAAAGGTAACTGGCAAGATTCCATACGGATTAATATCGGAATCATTGATACTAATAACCTTACCTTCTTCATCCACTAAGAAATGTCTTCCTGGTATACCATAACGCTCTTCTGTCCACACAGCATACACCGCTTGCTCTACACGTGCGTTGCCTTGATTCTCAATCGGATACATAACACCAAACGGCTTATCTCTGGAATCACCAGCTAAAAATAATGGAGTAAAATGAGATAGAATCTCGTATTCTACCTTTTGATTTACTTCATTCCACTTACTACGAAAGGCCATATTACCTAATAAAAATGTAAGTCGCTCCAACATCCTGCGTTGCGCATTTAAACTATGTTTATCAATCATCATCATATACTCTTCACTTGTACGCATACGTGGTGGACGTTTGTAGGTCATTGCACGTAAAGAACACACACGCCTCGTTAAGTTATTCTGAGGCGTAACGGCTTGGCGCAGTGTCTCTGCACCAAAATACTCACTCACATAATGATCAATATTAATGCCTTCATAGAAGTCCATTAAGTAATCACGTTCACGAGTACGCTCGTCTTCGATGTATTTTAACTGTTCTTGCAGTGCGCCTAGTAATGCGCCTTCTGATTGATCGGATATTGTTAGCATAGTCTACCTTTAAAAGAAATCGATGACACCAGCGTGTCTGTTTTTCATTGGAAATAAATTCGTTAATAAAAATCTAAGCGCATCGCAGTGGTGGTCAAACTTACCATCTTTCTTTGGTTCATGGCGCAGTGTTTGGTCTTCTCGATGCTCTGGATAGTGATAATTCTCGTAGGATTCAATACTTTTCTTGCATTTAGGATGAATAAAGAAGTGTGGCTCACCATTCGCATCTTCAAACCATCTGCGCACGTGCGATACGCCAGAAACTACGTTTCTTGTCACTGCATCACGCTTTATGCTGACTCGTAGTCCATTATTTGCAAATACCTGCAAATCACTGATTCCTGACTGCAAATTTGTGCCACTTCCTGCTGGATCACCCCATATGCCAGTGTATTCATATCCTAATGAGTTGAGTTTCTGCGCAAACTCTTCTGTGCGTGTGTTTTGCAGGTCTACTTCATCTATCTGATGTATATCAGCAAAATTCTTCTCTCGGTTGTGGATTTGAACGATTACTGCTGCGCTGTGGCGATAGCCAAAATCTAGACCAACATATACTGGTTTGGATGGATCGTACTTTACGTCTGCTCTGATTTGCGTATCTCTATTTAATGGATATACTTTTCCACTATAGGATTGAAATTCGCAGAGAATCTCCTGTAAATATGTCTCTTTTGTCAAGGTGCGCTTTAATTCTTCGTGGTCATCCTTGAAATATGGTGATAGCGTACTAGGAAATCTCCAGGACTCCCAATCGGGATGCTCTGGTTTATTACCAAAATCGTACAGTTTGTGCAGGTAGTTGAACCCACGCGGTGTGGAGCAGAATAATGCCCAGCCTTGTCTATCTGATAGTGTTGGTCTTAAATACATTTCAAATACATTTCTAGATATAAGCGCAGCTTCATCAATAACTAACCAGTCCACGCCTTCTCCAATCAAGGATTCTTGGTTCTCTGCTGACTTCACAGATAACTCAGAATTAAGTCCAGCTAACTTCATATAATATAAGTCACCTGAAATCTCTTTCTTGGATTCAAGCGGTAACTGTAACTGAGTCATTACCACTCGCTTTACCTCACGAGCAATCTTGTTCGCTAGCGCATAGTTAGGACCTACGATCCAACCACGAGTATTCGGTGTTAGTAACCAAGGCAGTATCTCATGCGCTGCCATAAAACTTTTTCCAGAACGTCTACCCATTAGGCAGACACGAAATCTCGCTTTACTGTTATGAACTGCCAACTGCTGTGGAGTCGGGTCGTATCCCAAGATCCTCCAGAGCTTGTGCTTGTTCACTATTTGTTTTATCAACTGGGTTCTCCTCAAATCCACACTCTTGGAGTACGGATTGCAGGTTTGTAGTCATGTCAACGGCAGTCTTATCACTCATACCTAGATAGTTCTTCGCCATAAATATCTGCATCGCAATGGAGTTATTCTCCATCGCAGATGTCCACATCGCTCTGCGCAGTTTGAACTTCATGTCTTCACGACCTGCTTCATACTGATCTTTGAACTCTCTACGTATATATGCTTCACTAACCTCGAAGTATTTGCCTATGTCCATGTACTTGCACCCAAATGATGCGAGCATTCTTACTTTATCTGGATCAACTTTCTTTTTCTTCATCGTTATTAGTCTTTTCGATGACATCACCGATTTTCTTTAGTGTTCTGCGCCAGTATTCCTTAACGCTGGATTCTGTGATTTCCATTTCTGCTGCAATGTCCACAAAGGTATGGCCTAATGTGCGTTTCTTAAATACACGTAGTTCCTGCGGAGACATCAAATCGTAAAACTTATGCGCAGCGAGTTGGAGATTGCGCAGTTCTGGTTCAATCATACCACTTCGGAAAACTAACATACGTAGGTGGTAGCGATCTGCGCGGTTGATAGCATGTAGCCATTTATCAGTATTCTCGTCTGTTAAATTAGACCAAACTTCTTCCATATGCGAAGTTAAGCATAGAGTGTTGACAAAAACGAATAAAAAAAATTTAAGACGCGGTAAGTGGCGAAATCGAGGTTTTGCCTTGGTTTATCCTATTCAATTATACATAATAGTTATTATGCGAAATTATTTGTGCTTATAAACTCACATATTGTTACACTTAGTTTTTTTGGCACAAAAAAGATTTTAAAACATTGACACTTTTATCAGTTCGTTTAATTTCTTTTTAATTTTGTTTTGTGTAATAAATTTTATCTAGTTAGGTGTTGACACGCTTTAATTAATTAGCTAGATTTAAACGCGGATTGAGAGCCGCATTAAATAAAAAGAGAACTAAAGAGAGGTATTAAAATGAATAAAACATATTACATATTAGCTATTAATTATGGTATTGGTTTTGGCGTTGAGTTTGGATCTTAC